GTGCGATTGCAGCACGCGCCCGCGCCAAGCGGGCAAGTGCGGTGCGCAATCGCCTGCATTTCAGCCACCTAGCGCCGTGTGATGTGCCTGGCGCGCCGTTGCCGGTGGCGCCTACGCACGGCCGCAGCGGCGCCGCAGGCGTCGCGGTGCGCGGCCGTTCGCTCTGTCTCACCCCGGCCCGCTGCGGTGTGCATGGCGTGGCGATTCGCGCCCTGTCCCTGGCTTCGTCCTTGCCCCGGCCCGTTGGCCGTGCGATAAGGTTGGCGCGCCAGCTGGACGATGCCAATGGGTCCGGGGTGCCAGTTGCAAGCGCAACTGCCGTGCAACCGCGTTGCAACTGGCAAGCGCTTGTTTTTCATACACAATTTTTGCCGGTTGCAGAGTTGCGCGCCCTCCTCACGCGCGATGCGCACGTGTGCGTATGTGCGCGCACACACGTGCACATGTGCGCGTGTGACGCTGCAACTCTGCAACCATCCATATTTATTCTTACATATCAGTATGTTGTTGGTTGCAGTTCAGTTGCAGCGCAGTTGCAGCTGCAACTGGCGCCGTGCGGTGGCTCGATAGGCCGATCTGGCGCCCGCGCCGGGAATATTCTGGCGGGCGGATATCGCACCGCGCTGCACCGGGGCTCGATCGATGCGCGCCAGGTGCTGCCCAGCAGTGTGATGCGGGGGAGGGGCGGCGAAACTTTTGGGGTTTTCGGCCTGGCGGCCGGGCGCGCGATCGGCGGTGCGGCCGCGATCGTGCGGGCTGGGCGGAATGGCGGATTTCTGCGGGTTTCGGGCGCCGCATCGGGGCGTGTTGGAATGGTCATGTTGGAAGGCATGGCGCAATGCCTTGGAAATGCTGGGCAAATCGGCCTGCGGCGTAAGCCTGTCAGGCTGAACGGCGAGACCCCCCTGGGGGGTCTATCGCGCGCGCGGGTGGGTGGGCGCCCCCAAGCGCGCGCGCACATCCCCAGCCCGCTGGCGCACCACGTGAACAGGATTTGGATCGGCGTTTCGCGCCGCTCGATCTTGCCGACCCATGCCCAGGGTGCAGCCGGGGCCGGATCGTGGGTGCCCACCGGCGGGCCGGGGTGTGGGCATCGGGCGATGGTTGGGAGCGCGACGCGGGCCGGGGTGCGGGTGTGTGCACATGGGCGCGTCGCACCGTCAGTGATGAATCGGGAGGGTGGCCATGTCAACGCGGCGTAACAAGACACCCGGTGGAAAAGTGGAGGCCGGCGCGCTCATTGAGCAAAGCAAGGCGCTAGTAGAAGCGGCGGCGGCCGAGGAACAACAGCTTTCGATGCTGGAACCGGTGACGCCCGAGGAAATGGCAGTCGCACGCGAGCAGCTGGGGGCGAAAGCCGGGCACCTGACGGTGCTGCGCCAGGCCCGGCAAAACCGACGCGGCCGGCCGGCCGGGGTGAAGAACAAGCGGACCGAGGATTTCCGCAAGTACATCCTGGGCTTTGGACAAGATCCGGCGATCACGCTGATGCAGATTCAAGCGACCGATCCCGAGATCCTGGTGGAGCGATCGGCGGCGATGGACACGGTGAAGCGGCGCCTGTCGTATGGCGACGCGCAGCAGCTGCGCGTGCGGTGCGCCGAAGCGCTCATGCCGTTCATTCACTCGAAACAGCCGGTTGCGGTGGACATGAATTTCACCGGGCTTTCCGATCTGGTGATCGCCGGCGTGACGCATAGCGAGGCCCAGGTGCAGGATATCATCGACGGCGATTTCCTGCCCCTGGACGACGATGGGGAGGCCGATCGATGAGCAATCCCATGCGCAAGCTGATTTCGCCGGGGCCGGTCGCAGACGCGTTCATGCGCAGCCGCGCCTTCATCTGCGGGATTATCGGCCCGGTGGGGAGCGGCAAGACGATGGCCGCCCTGCAAAAGGGGCTGCGCGTGGCCGCCATGCAGGGCGGTGTACGTGATGCCAATGGGATCATCTGGCGCAAGGCGCGCATCGGGATCATCCGCGAAAGCTATCCGTCGATTGAGTCCACCATCCTGAAATCGTGGTGGCAGATCATCCCCAAAAGCGAGGGCAAGTTCAGCCTGCGCGCACCCTATACCCATGCGTTTCGCAAGGTGCTGCGCCGCGATGAAGACGGACGCCCGTGCGATATTCTCGATTGCGAGTTCGAATTTCGCGCGATCGGTGATCAGTCGGTGGAAGAAGCTTGCCGTGGTTGGGAAGTCAACGCGGTAATCGTCGACGAAGCGGATATTCAGCCGGTCGATCTGGTGCCGTTCCTGACGGGCCGTGTCGGGCGTTTTTCGGACCTTGATCCGTCAACGGTCTATGATCCGCAGATCATCCTTTCGCTCAACATGCCGGATATCGAAAATCATATCTATCAGCTGTTGATGACCAAAGACGGCGGCGATTTCCTTTCGGATGAAGACAAGGCCGAACTGGCGAAAGTCCTGGGCGAGCGCCCACTGATCGAACGCTTCGTGCAGCCCGGCGGCCGTGAGCCGGATGCCGAGAATATCCATAACCTGCCGGGCGGACGGGGCTATTACGTGCTGCAGGTCGCGGCAAACCGGCACAAGCCAGGCTATGTCGACCGCATGGTCGACAACAAGCCGGTGCCGATCATGTTCGGCATGGCGGTCAATTCCGACTTTGTGCACCGGGTGCATGTGGTCAAATCCGGGGTGCTCAAGTGGGATCGCCGGCACAAGCTGATCGTGGGGATCGACCAGGGGCTGTTTGCCGCTGCCGCGATCTGCCAGCGCAACAGCTATGGCCAGCTGCGCACGCTGGGCGAAGTGGTCAACCTGGCGCCTGGTGGCAAGAACCTGCTGAAAGTTGGCCCAACGGCATTCGGCAAAAAGCTGCGCGCCTTCCTGATGGAAAACTTTCCCGGCATCCGGCCCGATGAAATCCGGTGCGTGGGTGACCCGGCAATGTTCGCCGCGACCGATCGCGAGGACGATGAACAGGACTGGCGCCTGGCCTGCCAGAAGGCGCTGGGGTTCCATATCTTTCGCGCCAAGAGCAACCGCCAGGGGCTGCGCAACGAGGCGATCTGGCGGGCGCAGAAGGAGCGCGAGGGTTACCAGATCGATGAGCGCTGCAGCCATCTGATCAAGGCCCACAGCGGCGGCTATCGCTATGTCAAGGCCGAGCTGGGGACGGGTGAGACGCGCGGCCATCTCGACATTGCCGACACGATCTACACCCACGTAGCCGATGCCGAGCAATACGCCGCGCTCGAAGGCGAGAACGTGATTGCCGAAATCCGCGGGACCGAACGCAAGGGGCCGCCGATCCACGTCCAATCGGACTGGGACATCTACAGCTGAAAGGAGAAGTCTGATGCAAGCAGCAGCGATTATGGCCGCCACCGCATTTACGGCGAGCACGGTGGCATCGATGGTCACGCCCGGCCCAAAGCAGCAGCAGCTGCCTGTCCCTGTCGTTCGGGATGATGCGAGCAGCATGATCGATGCCAGCGACAAGATGGCGCAACGGCGCGGGGGCGCCAGCGATATCCTCAATGGCGACAGCGGTTTCGCCAAGGCGCTGCCGGGACCCAAGACGACGCTTGGGTCGTAAAAAGGAGACACACTGTGGAACCGAACAACAATGCTTACAGCGTGGTGCTGGAAAAGCCGGTGCAGCTGATTGCCATCGTGCGCGGCAGGCCCAACCCCAAGTTGGCAACGATCGATGCCAAGCCGGAAGACTGGCATGGCGGCCATCCGATGGGTGCTGTGCTGATGAAGCCGGTGGACCTCGATTGCAGCGCAATGGCTAAGCCGCCGGTGATCGAGGGGTGGCGCGTGGTGCATGGCGATGAGGTGATCAGCGATGAACTGCTGCCCTCGCCGATCCGCCTCGAGCCGCAGGTGACGATGCGCCTGGAACGCTGTGCGATCGTGCGCCGGCAGGATGCTCCCGCCAATCCGGCCCAGGCTGCATAAGGAAAGGCCCAAGACATGGCTGACGTGCGTGATGAAGTGCAGGTGCTGTTGAAGCGGCATCAGGAACTGGTGACCGAACGCGGGCCGCGCGAAGCGCTGTGGCGCGAGTGCGAACGTTGGGTCGATCCTGAACAGCAGGGCGGTTTTTTCCGCCGTCAGCCAGGTGGCCAGCGTGATGGCCATATCACGGAAAATTCCGCGCAGATGGGCCTTGAGGCATTTGTGGCGGCGATGGACGCCATGCTGACGCCGGAAGGTGAGCAGGTCACCCTGCTGAAAACCAGCGATTCGGCGTTGAACGACGCGCCGGCGATGCAGCGCTGGCTGCAGCATGCCAGCGATCGGCTGCATGCCTGCCGCAATGCGGCGCATACCGGCTTCCAATCGGCCAACACGCTGCGCTGGCGGATGCTGGGGCTGTATGGCTGGGCAGGCATGTGGATCGATGAATGGGTGGGGCGCGGCCTGTTCTATCAGACGCCGCACCCCAGCGAGCTGTTCATCGACAATGATTTTCGTGGACGGATCGACACGGTGCATCGCCGCCGCGAAGTGAAGGCCAGGCAGCTGGCGCAAATGTTTCATGATGATCAGTTGCCGCCCAAAGTGAAACAGGCACTGGCTGACAACAAGCCGGATACCGCGTTCACGCTGGTGCATGTGATCCGGCCCAACAGCGCGCATGAGCCCGGCCGGCTCGATATTCGGCGCTTCCCGATCCAGTCGATCTACATGCTGGAGGAAACGCGCGATCTGATCCAGGTGGGTGGCTATTACTCCCACCCGCTGCCGGTTTCGCGGTACATCCTTTCGCCCTACGACGCCTATGGCGTGGGGCCGAGCGGCAAGGTGATCGGGACGATCCGCCAGCTGAACATCATGGCGAAAGACACGATCAAGGCCTTTCACCTGGGCATGCAGCCACCGATCCTGATGCCGGCAGACGGGACGATCAACCGGATGAACATGACGCCCGGTGCGCCAATCCCGGGCGGGATGGACAATGGCAAACCGCAGATTGCTCCGTTCAACAGTGGGGTCAACCCGACCTATTCCGACAAGGCGATCGAAAAGGCGGTCAACACCGTGAACATGGCGTTCCTGGTGCATGTTTTCGCGATCATGCAGGAGCCGATCGACCGCCAGACGGCGACGGAATACCTGGGGCGCAAGCGGGAAGCCATGCTGCTGCAGGCGCCGAACGTGAGCCGCCAGATCGGCGAAGCGCTGGTGCCGCAGTGCGAGCGCGAACTGGATATCCTGATGCGCGCGGGGCAAATCGCGCCGCCACCGCCAGAACTGCGCGAGGCTGGCGCCGGCGTGATGATCGAGTGCGACAATCCGCTGACCCGCGCAGCGAGGTCTGCCGATGCGCACAATTTCATGGGCGCGCTGGAAATGCTGACGCCGATGGCGCAGCTCGACCCGTCGATCTTTGACGTGATCGATACCGATGCGGCGCCGCGCGGGGTGATGCAGGCGATGGGTGTGCGCGCGGACTGGCTGCTCGATCCCGATCAAGTGGCGGCGAAGCGCCAGGACAAGGCCGAACAGCAGCAAGGGGCCAGCCTGGTGGAGGCAGCGCCGGCGGCGACGCAAGCGATGCTCAACATGGCCAAGGCGCGGCAACTGGCGATGGGTGGTGGCGCGTGATGGCGAGCATCAACGCGTGGGTGATCCAGGCGATTGCACGCATGCGGGCGCGGTCGTTCCGCGTGGTGTTCGATACCGATGGGGAGAACGGCCGCGAGGTTGGCCATGTGCTGGCGGCGCTGCGCAATTTCTGCTGCGCGCAAGCGCCGGCCGTGGGGGCGACACCGGAAGAAACCTATCGGCTGAACGGGCGCCGCGACGTGTGGCTGTTCCTGCAAGGCCAGCTCAATTTCACCGAAACCAAGATTTCTGAACAACAGGAGGCACATGATGACTACTTCGGGGAGTGACAATGGTGGTGGCGCGGCCGATCAGGGCGGCGCGGGGGCATCGGCCGCCGGCGGGGCATCGTCCCTGCTGGATGGCGCAGTAGCGGCGGCGCCGGCCGCAGCGGCACCTGCAGCTGCGGCAGCGCCAGCGGCGGCGGCGGCCGATGGGCAAAGCGCGGCTGCTGCCGAGCCGGCGGAATGGATGCGCGGGCTGACCACGGATGCCGATGCGCTGGCGTGGCTGGCCAACAAGAAATTTGCCACGCCGGGCGCGCTGGTTGATGCCTATCGCCAGACGGAACGTGCGTTCCACACGGCGATCCCGGGTGAGAACGATCCGCAGGAACGGTGGGACGCGTTCTGGAAGCGGGTGGGACGCCCGGAAAACCCGGACGGCTATGAGGTTACGGCGCCGGAAGGGTTCGAATCCAACCCCGAGTTCACCGGTCGTTTCAAGGAAACCGCGCACAAGATGGGCCTTTCGGCCAAGCAGGCGGCCGGGATGGTGGAATGGTACAACGCCGAAGCGCTGGCCACGATGCAGGCGGAAGCCAATGCGACGCGGGCGCAGCAGGCAGCGCTGCGCAGCGAATGGGGCGCCGATTTCAACAGGAATATCGAAACGGCGCGGCGCGGCATGCAGGTGCTGGGCATCGACAATGCGACGCTGGATGGCATGGGGCGTGGCATCGGCGTGGACCAGGCGCTGAAACTGATGGCCAAGCTGGGCACGATGACCAGCGAAGATATGCTGCGCGGCGGTGGCACCGTGCCCGGCTTTACCGTGTCGGAAGAAACCGCCCAGGCCGAGCTGGACAGCTTCATGGGCGACAAGGATGCAACCGCCAAGCTGCGCGCCGGCGATCCGACGGTGAAGGCGCGCTATGAACGCCTGATCGCAGCCGTGGCAGCGGCCAAGGAAGCGAAGAAACGCGCCGCCTGAGATTGGCTCTTGACGCCCGCCTTACCCTTGCGGGATAAGGCGGGCCTTCGCTGGATTAGCCCGCCCCAGGCCGGCCCCGGCAGCGCTGGCCCCGATACGGCCCGCCCAAGCGAGCGATATCGCCAGAAACGGCCCCGTGGCGAGCGGACTAGCCTTTCGATCGATGCTCAAACCATCTTTCGGAGGCTGCCGTGGTTGATCAGGTCAACACCACCGCTCTTGTCACGTACCAATCCAACATGAAGCTGGCTCTGCAGCCCAAGGGCGGCGAGCTGATCGGCACCTGCCTGGACGGCGATCTTTCGGGCGAGCTGGCCGAAATCGACGACTATTTCGGCGCGGCCGATACCCAGACGGTGCGCGAGCGCCACGTGCCGATCACGCCGAGCGATGCGCCCCAGGACCGCCTGTGGCTGGCGAAGCCCGATCCAGATTACTATGACCGCCTGGTCAACAAGCAGGATCAGCTGATGGCCGGCGTGTCGCTGCAGGGCGGCTATGTCATGCAGGGCGCGGCCGCGCTGCGCCGCTATTGGAACCGCCAGTGGCTGAACGGCTTTTTCGGTGGGCGCCAGACCGGCAAGAAGGGCACGATCATCACGTCGTTCCCGAGCGGCCAGATCGTGCCCTACAACACCGGCTTTGCTGCCGGCGGCACCAACCGCATGAACGTGGAAAAGTTCTTTGCCGCGCGCGAAGTGCTGGGCCTGAGCAACGCCGACTTCACCGAAGAAGAGGCGTACATCAACCTGACGCCCAAGCAGATCACCGATCTGCTGCGCGAGGTGCAGATCACCAGCAGCGAGTTCACCTCGCTGGGCGGGATGATGAGCCCGGACGGCAAGAAGCTGCTGCGCTTCCTGGGCTTCAACATCATCGAAATGAACCTGGCCGACGCGCTCTATGCGACCAAGGCGCCGACCACCGAAACGACTGCCGGGGGCACGGTGCGCAAGAACGCGTTCTGGCTCAAGTCCGGGGTCTATACCGGATTTTGGGAGCGGCTGTTCACCAACATCACGATCCGCGAAGATCTGCACTATGAAACGCAGGTCTATGCGCGCAGCGCGATGGCGGCGACGCGGACCCAGGACGGTCTTTCCGGCTATATCCAGAACAGCGAAGCCTGATCGGCGCCGGCGCGGCCGATCGCCGCGCCTGCCCGGTTTGCTTCAACCAGGAGTGAAACAGAATGGCGAAGGGTTACTCGCTTCAAGCGCTTGGGGTTCTGGATGGCTCGCTGCCGCCGGCCATTCCCGATGGCGCGATCGTTGGCGCGCGTCTGCGCCGCAACTCGATCTTTCTGTCTGGCGCGTCGCTGGTGGCGCAGGGCGTGGGGGCGGTCAATGACAACATCGTTGTTTACGAATGGCCCGCCAATGCGCTGTTCGATTCGATCACGTTCCAGACCGATACGGCGTTCACCGGGGCCACGATCCAGTTCGGCACCGCCGCGAACCCCACCAAGTATGGCTCGATCGCGGCGGCGGCGGCCAATACGCTCTATACCCTGCGTCCCGTGGCCGCGCGCGTTGCCGGGCAGTATGCGGCGCCGGAACAGCTGATCATCACGATCACCGGCGCCGCGCTGCCCAGCGCGTTCAACGCCGAAATCGCGATGACCTACCAGACGGCCAACTGACGGCCGCCACCATGCCCGGCCGCCGCGTGCGCGCCGGGCATCTGTGTATTTCAAGCAAGGGAGCAAAGCGATGGCGCAGGTTAACGTGGTGGCCAAGCGTGGCGACAAGCCCAAGGATTACACGATTTCTACCGGCGCGCTGACGCTGGGTAACGAAAGCATGGCGCTGGTTTACAACAGCACCGGCCCGCTCAACCGCGGTGAAGTGCTCAAGTTCCTGGAAGAGCTCGAGCAGTTCATGACCACGCACAGCTTCCCGGCGGCGTAAGCGCGCGGCCATGGGATCGAAGCTGACCGTCTATGCCCTGGTGGCGCAGCACCTAGCCCAGGACGAGGGCCTGATCGATCCCGATCAGGGCACGCGGCTGACGGTGGCGATCGATTCGGTATGGGATATCGCGCGCAAGGCGACCCTGCGGCGCAACACCTGGAATTTCGCGGTCACGCGCGTGGCGTTGCCGGCGCTTTCGACGCCGCCCGCCTTCGGCTTTGGCTATCAGTTCACCCTGCCGGGTGATTTCGTGCGCCTGGCCGATATCGATGGTCCGGTGCCGCAGGCGCGGGACTGGAAGCTGGAAGGTGGCAAACTGCTGGGTAATTCGAGCCCGCTGCAGATCCTCTATGTGCGCGACTGCACCGAGGTGGAGCGGTGGGACGATCTGTTTGAGCTGGCGCTATCCTACAAGATCGCCGAGCTAATCGCGGTGCAGATCACTGGCGATGCCAACGTGAAGATCGAATGCCGCCAATCGTTCAACGACGTGTTCGGCGATGCCCAGGCAACCGATGCCCAGGAAAACCCGCCACAGGATTTCGATGAAGACCCGTGGGTGACGGCCCGCTGGGGCTATGGATATTCAACCTACTGGCCGAGCTGACCCATGCCCGTTCACGCCCTGCAAAACAGTTTCAATGGCGGGGCGGTTTCGCCCCGGCTGTTCGGCCGCACGGACGCGGCGATCTATGACGGGGCAGTTGCCGAGCTGTTGAACTTTGCGCCGACCGTGGAGGGCCCGGCCATCAAGCGCGGCGGATCGATCGCGGCGGGGACGGCCGATGCCAGCGCCAGCACGATCGTGCCATTCGAGTTCAACGCGCAGCAAGCCTATGCCCTGGTGTTTTCCGACGATGGCGCTGGTGCCGGCGTGGTGCATTTCTTTGCGAACGGGGCGCAGCTGCTGGACGGCAGTGGCAGTCCGGTCGTGCTGGCGGTGCCCTATACGGCCGCCGACGCGCAGGCGCTGTATTGGCAGCAATCAGCCGACGTGCTCTATCTGACGCATCCAAGCTATCCTCCGGCCAAGATATCGCGCGTTGGGCCTGCGGCATTCACCTATGCCGTGCTGGCCTTGAGCGGCGGCCCGTTTGACGATCAGAACAGCGACAAGGGCGTGACGGTCTATGCCAGCGGCGCCACGGGCGTGGTGACGTTGACGGCATCGAGCGCGATATTCCGACCGGGGCATGTCGGCTCGCTGTTTCAATTGCAGGCGCAGGATTTCGCCACGATCCCGTTGTGGGAAGCGGGGATGAACGTGCCGAGCGCCGGGGTGTTGTGGCGCTGGGAAGGCAAGGTCTATCAGAATGTGGGTGCCGGGCAGACCGGCGCGACGCCGCCAACCCACACCAGCGGCACCTATTACGACGGGACGAATACCACCGATCTGAACGGCAAGAACCTGGGGACGCGCTGGACGTATTATTGCGACCAGTTCGGGCAGGTGCTGATTACTGCGGTAGCCAGCGATGGGCTGTCGGCGACCGGAACGGTGATACGCACGATCCCGCCGGGCGCGGTGGCCACGTATGGCCTGGGCGGCGGGGTGACCAGCGGCACGAGCTGGCGCTGGAATTTCGCCCGCTTTTCAGCCGATCGTGGCTGGCCCAAGGCCGTGTGCATCTGGAACGATCGGTTGATGTTCTTTACCGATTTCGAAGTGATCGGTTCGGTGGTTGGCGATTACCTGAATTTCAGCACGTTCGATGACACGGGCCGGCTCGAGGCCGATCTGTCGTTCCGGTTCCGCATTACCGGATCGAACCCGATCAACTGGATCGCGCCAGATCTGCAGTTGTTGCTGTCCACCGACAAGGCGGAATGGACAGTCGGCCCGATCAACAGCCAGGCGGCGCCCAGCTCCACCAATCTGATGGTCACGCGCCAAAGCCATTTTGGCAGCATGCCGGTGCGGCCCGTGCAATCGGGCCTGAAAACGATCTTTGTCCAGCGCGGCGGAAAGAAGATCCGCGAGGCGGGGTATGACTATATCCAGAACCGCTATTCTGCGGCGAACCTGCTGATCTGGTGCCGGCATCTGGGACAGCCGGGCATCAAGCGCCTGGGTTGGCAGCAGGAAAGCGAGGAAATCATCTGGGCACTTCGCAATGATGGTGTGCTGCTGATGCATGCCTATGCGCCGGAACAGCAGGTAAAAGGCTGGGGCGAATGCCAGATTGCCGGGTTCGATGGCGGCGCGGCCACGGTGCTGGATTTCTGCGTGATCCCGGATAGCGCCGGTTCGCCCGATGTGGTGTGGCTGCTGGTCGACCGGGGCGGCTTGCGATCGGTGGAAGTGCTCGATGCCTGGTGGATCGATGGCACCGACATTGCCGATGCGCGGTTCCTGGATGGGGCGATCTGGTATGACGGGGCGCCGGCAACGCATATCGGCATTGGCGGCACCGGTTTTCCCACAAGCTGGGCCGGCAAGATGGTGCAGGTGCTGGCCGATGGGCAGTATCTGAACCCGGTGACCGTGGGCAGCGATGGCAGCATCACGCTGCCGCAGGCGGCGAGCAAGGTGTGTGCAGGGCTGTTCTATCCGGCGCGCATCACCGGCCTGCCGCCAAAGCTGCCACAGCCGCATAGCGGCGGCGCGGGCGAAATGGTCAAGAAAAAGCTGATCAGCGTGCTGGTGCGCACGGTGCAGACGGCAGGCCTGTGGGCCGGCCAAAAATTCGCAAGCCGCCTGGCCGAAGTGTTCCGCCGCGATGCGGCAACGCGGATGGACAATGCCGACCCGTTGAACAGCGGGGTGAGCGACAAGATCGTCGTGGCTGGCGCCACCGATCGCGAAGGTTCCTGGGTGCTGGAAAGCCGCGCGCCTTTGCCGGCGATCATTTCGATGGTGCGTGGCAGCTACATGCCAGAGGACAAGGATTGATGGCGGTGCTGTTCGTTCCGCTGCGGCCGAGCCATGTGCCGGCGATCAACCTGCAGGTGAGCCAGCAGGGCGCCATGGGGCTGTGGACGCCGGAAATGACCGAAGCCTATGGCCGCGAGCTGGTGGCGGGCGGCCCGGCGTGGGCGGGCATCGATGTGGCCAGCGGGCGCGTGATCGGCGCTGCCGGCTTTGCCGTGATCTTTCCGACCCATGCCAATGCCTGGGCACTGCTGTCAGACGCGATCGGGCGCCATGCGCTTGAGGTAACCAAGTTCGTGCGGCTGCAGATCAGCATGTCACCCTGGGCGCGGATCGAGGCGCTGACACGCGCGCAATATCCGAGCCAAGCGCGCTGGGCCAAGGCTTGTGGCTTTGCCCCGGTGGCGCGGATGCGGAACCACGGCCCGCTGTGTGAGACCGTGGAACTGTTCGAGGTGGTGCGCGATGGCATCTAGCATGGGAGCGATCGGGATGGGCGCGCAGGCCCTGGGCACGTTCGCCCAGGGTTATGCCGGCTATCGCGCGGGATTGTTCAACGCGCGGGTGGCCGACGCCAACGCCAAGGCATCGTTGATGGATGGCGCCACCGCATCGGCCGCCAGCGACGCGAAATACCGCGCCGCGATCGGCGAGCAGCTGGCGGCGCAGGGCGCTGGCGGTTTCCAGATGGGTACTGGCTCTAACCTGGACGCGGTGATGGCAAGCCGGGTCAACCAAACCTATGCGGCGATGAGCATCCAGCGCCAGGCGGCGGCGCGTGCCGTCGGGTTTGAAAACCAGTCTGCCATGAGCCGGTTCAGCGCGCGGCAATCGCTGTTCCAAGGCATTTCCGGCGCCGCATCGGGGCTGATGAAGAACATGGGCGATTACGCTCTGTCGGGCCAGCAATATGGCTATGACACGTCAGGCCAGAGCGGTGCGCTGACGCCTTCATCTCCGGCATTCGGAGATTACGGCCGGTATGATGTTACCAACCCTCCGTATGTGATCAACAACTGATGGCTGATATGTCGATAGCGCCTGAGCCTGCTCCCCAGGCAACGCCCGATTTGCCGATGAACGCCACGCCGCAGGCGTTTGGCGCCGGCGTTGCCGGTGAGCTGGCCCAGGCTGGCAACAACATGGTTCAGGCGGCCATGCAGCGCAAGGAAATCGATCTGCGCAACCGCTATGAGGCGGACCTGACGCAAGGGCAGCTGCAGGTGGCCCAGCTGCGCCAGCAGATGGCCGAGCAGCTTCATGCGATCCAGACCGATCCCAACCTGGATCTGAACGATTACGCCAAGCGCGTTGCCGGTGTGTTCGATACCATGTCGGCCAAGGTCACCGAAGGGCAGACCAGCACGCGCATCCAGCGCCAGCTCGCCAGCCAGCTGGGCGAAATGCGCGCGCAGTATGGCGAGCAGGCAGAGAACTGGCAGTCGCTGCAACAGGCCAACGTGGTCAACCAAGGTGCGCGTGCGCTGGGCGAAACGCTGGAAGGGCAGGCCTATCTGGCAGGTGATCCTGCAACGGTGCAGCAGCTGCAGCTGCAATGGGGCGATTACGTGCATGGGCTGGCCGATCTGACGCCTGACCAGCGCATGGCGCTGGTGGCTGAAAAGGTGCCCAGCATCGCACTGGCGTTTGGCCGCGGCCTGGCCGAGCGCGATCCCGATCAGGTGAAAAGCCTGGTGCAATCGGGCTGGTTTACCGATCACGGTATCAAGGGTGAGCAGCTGGCCGCGCTGGAACGCGCGGCGCAAGTGGAAATCCACACGCGCGACGTTCAGGCGCGCCAGGTGCAGGCGCAGGCCGTTGCCCAGATGCACGAGCAATCGGCCACCTGGGAAGAGGCGGCGCGCCAGGGGCTGGAACTGCCCACGGCGCAGGTGATGGCCACCGCGCAGGCGCTGCGTGCTGCCGGCGACACGTCAGGCGCGCTCAAGTTGGAAGGCCTGGTGGCCGAAAATTCCTATGCCAAGGTGTGGGGTGCAATGTCGCCGCTGCAGCGGCAGCAGCGCATCACTGCACTGTCAGGCGTGGCCAATCGCACGCCCGACCAGCAGCGCGAACTGAACTGGGCACAGGGGCACGTGGGGGCGCTCGACAGCGCGTTCAACGCCGATCCGGTGGCCTATGCCGCCAGCCACCCGGAAGCGGGCGCCGTGCCGCCCCAGATCGCCCTGAACGATCCGAACAGCATCGCGGCGCGGGTACAGTGGCGCCGTGCCTATGAGCGCACGACGGGCCGTGCGGTGCCGCTGTTGAGCAACGCCGAAGTGGCGCCGCTGCGCGAGGCGGTGCACCAGGGCGTGAACCAACGGCATGAAGTGCTCAACCAGCTCGATGCCATTCCCGCCGATGAGCGCGCGATCGCGGCCGA